AGCTACTGGAACACGCTTTTCGCCGGGCCAAGGTTCATCCGTCGAAGCAGACGCCAGAGGCGGTAATGATCGCCGCCGAAAACCTTTACCTGCTGCTGACGGCCCTCGCGGCGCAAGGGCTTAATTTATGGTGCATTCAGTCGGACCTTATCGGTCTGACCGACGGTAAGGCGACTTACGACACCATTTCTGGAACGGTTGACGTGCTGAATGTCACCTACTGCAATCCGTCGCGGGTCACGGGTACCGACACCATAACAGCTACCAGTATCTCCACGGAGCTGGAGTCCTCGACTACCGTACAGCGTATCGGCCTGAAATTTTCCTCCATCGTGGCGTCTGATTTACTTACGATCGAAACCTCGCAAGATGGGGTCACTTGGGTGACGTTGCTGACCGATACCCGTTCTAACTGGACCACCGAAACGTGGTATTGGTTCGCCATCGACCCTCAACATACCGCGTTGCATTTCAGGGCATCGACCAATTACGCTTCGATTACCGAAGAGTTTTACTTGGCGAGGGTTATATCTGACTTACCGGTAGTTCAATGGAGCCGCGACACTTGGGCCGTCATACCGAACAAGGCGCAAAAGGGGCGCCCGGTCACCAACTACTACCTAGAGCGCTTGCTCACTCCGCGCCTGACTCTGTGGCCGGTACCGAACAATGACTACGATCATCTGCAGGTATTCGTACAGCGGCAAATTCAGGATGTCGGTTCGCTTACCCAGCACCTTGAGGTGCCGGAGCGTTGGCTCGACCCTGTCATCTGGCTCCTTGCGGAGCGCCTTGCCTTTGAACTGCCGGAAGTCGAGGCTTCGTTGATCCCGTTGCTCACTGCTAGGGCGCAACAGGCTTTAGCCGCAGTGAGCATCGGGGAGACCGACGGAGCCCCGATCACCCTTACCCCATCTATCAGAGTATATACGGCATGAGCCTCTACCTCCCGGTTCGAGTCAAGGGCCACGCCGCTATAGCGATCTGCCCGCGTTGCTCGTTTAAGCTGTATCATGACGAGATGGTGCAAGACCCGAACACGAAGGTTTGGGTGTGTAAGAAGTGTGCCGATAAGTTCGACCCGTGGCGGCTTCCTGCGCGACAACCTGAAGACATCTCGTTGCCACATCCGCGCCCTGACGAGGAGCTAACATGACGGGTATGACTTACGACTCCTTGAAAAACGATATCACTCTCTACGCCGAGCGTGAAGACGGGCCGTTTCTGGCACAGATTCCGAGCTTCATTGCGCTGGCAGAAAATCGGCTAGCGTCTGAAATCAAGCCCCTTGGATTCCTGCGGGTGGTGACCGGAACCATGAACGGCAATACGTTGGCGAAGCCTACCCGTTGGCGGCGTTCGCGTAGTTTTGCGGTCACGGTCGGGTCACAACGTGTTTTCCTGCTGGAGCGTTCCTACGAGTACTGCCGAACCTTTGCCCCCGGTTCGGCGAGTTCTGGAGTACCGCGCTACTACGCAGATTATGACTACGAGCATTTCTTTTTCGCCCCGACCCCGGCACTGAATTACGACTTCGAGCTGCTCTATTACGAGCGCCCCGAGCCGCTTAGCGACGACGTACAGACCAACTGGACTACGCGCTACGCTCCGCAGCTTCTTCTTTACGCCACGTTACTCGAAGCGCAACCGTTCCTGAAAACCAGCGAACGCATCGCCGAGTTTCAAGGGTTGTTTGATCGCGCCAAGCAAGCTATCCTTCTCGAAGAAGTGGCCCGGTCTATTGATTCATCCTCGTGAGGTAAGCTATGAGCTATACTGACGTTTTCGGGGCTAATACGGTACCACCGTCCGGGCTTGGGTTCAGCGACTTTACCTTCGCAGTAGATACTACACTGATTTGGCCGTATAACAGTGCCGGGGCGACCGCTGTTGCGGCCAAGATCATGGAGCTTACTGCTTCAGTTGCAGGGCTCAGCCTGACACTTCCGGACGCCTCTCAGGTGAGTGTCGGCGAAGATCTCCTGTTCCGCAACATCGGCGCAGAGACAATCACCATAAAGGACAATACTGGCAACACGGTAGCCACATTGGATGCCAGCACGGCCAAGTTTTTCTATCTGACGGACAACAGCGGCGCGGCCGGCAATTGGAGCGTTCTCAGTTACGGCTCCGGGGCATCAGCCGTAGATGCGGCGGCACTCGTCGGGTATGGCTTGACCGCCATCGGTTCAACGCTCAACGGGGCGCACCAAGTATTCGAGACAGCTTCTGGTTTTACGGCGGACGCATCCTACCGTGCCAAGGTCGTTAACTTTACCGGTGGAAATGACACTATACTGCTTACGTCCGCAAGTATCCTCGGCAACAATTTCTATTTTTTCCTGCGCAACTCCGGGACCGGAACCCTAACCGTTGATCCAAGTGGCGCAGAAACAATTGATGACGCCAGCACTTTGTCAGTACAGCCCGGAGAATCTCTTCTGCTCGTGTGCTCCGGTAGTGAATGGTTCTCTGTCGGCATGGGGCGCTCCATACAGTACAATTTCACCCAGTTGGTGAAAGATGTCACCTCCGGCACGCCATTCACTCTGTCATCCACCGAAGCCGCCAACAAACTATTTCAATTCATCGGTACGCCCCCCGCCACGGTAAACATCATCGTACCAAACGTCGTGTCCGTGTATTATGTGTTGTCCAACATCTCGACGGCACAAACCATAAATATAAAAACGGCCACAGTCGGATCTGCGACTGTAGCGGTTACGCAGGGGCAGAAGACTATTATTATTTGTGACGGCATCAATATTTACCCGGCACAAGGCGCAACGGCTTCTGCTGCAGTGCAATTTGTGGACGGCTCTGCTGCCTCTCCGAGCATTACTTTTTCCTCTGACAACGCCTGTGGAGCTTACCATTACGACCCTGCGGGGATCAGCGGCCTCGGTTTTACGGTCGGAGGAGCATTGAAGGGGTACGTAGGTACGGGCGGACTTTACGACGCCTCCGGCAACTTGTGGGCAACGCGAACATGGGTAACTGGGACATTTGGCCCTAATAATTTGCCTTCTGGGTCTACCACCCTCTGGTATTCCAACACCGCTCCGACGGGTTGGACTAAGATTACTACTTCGGCACTGGACAATTGCTCTCTACGCATCGTGTCGGACGGTTCGGCTTCCGGTGGTAATGGTGGGGTAACCGGCGGCACTTCGACGTTTGCGGCGGTGTTTAACGGCACTTGGTCGGGCAATGGGTATGCACTTACTGTCACAGACATGCCTAGTCACAACCACGGTGGAGCGCACACAACTGGCGGACAAAGTGCAAGTCACACGCACGGGAATGGCAGGGCGGATAATCTTAGTTCGCCATACAGCGGGTTTAATTTCCCATTTGCTGGAAATACAACGACATATAGCTCTACTGGGTATGCGTCTAATGACCATACCCACTCGGTAACTATCGCATCGCAAGGCGGCGGCGCGGCACACTCCCACACCAACACGCTGAATGTTCGCTATGCTTCGTTCATCCTTGCTAGCAAGAACGCCTACTGATAATGTTCAAGAAACCTAAAATTCGTTGCCCCATGACCAAGGAAGAGTGTTGGGGGGCGGAGTGCCACTGGCACGTGACGATTATGGGCAAGCACCCACAGACCGGGCAGGACATCAACATGCCGGACTGCGCTATACGCTGGCTACCAACCCTGCTGATCGAGAACAGTAAGGTCGGACGCGAAACTGGGGCGGCAGTAGAAGACTTCCGTAACCAAATGGTTCGAGACAACGCTGAAGTCGCTGGAGCCCTGAATGCCGCAGCGCAACTGAGGCTCAGGCAAATATGACCTACCTCCTTCTCCTCCCCCTCTCTTGGGCCTTCACCCTGTTGGCCATCGCGCTTGCTCCGGTGCTGCCGTTGTTTGCGAAGGAAGACAAACTATGCTTCCACTGGCTTCCTAGTTGGTTGTGGTGGTTTCAGACGCCGGATAACTCACTAGAGGGTGATGTAGGGCATAGCGAGCGATGGATGGAATCCACGCTTCCAGAGTATTTTCAGATGGTCGCATGGCTCCTTCGCAACCCAGCCTACGGCTTCGAATGGACTGCCCTCGCCGTCGAACCTCGCGGCACAGTCACCGTCAAGGGCAACCCGTGGATCAAGAACCGCGACAACGCCGTGGCGGGGTGGTACTTCGCCACTTGCGATAACGCATGGAACTTCAAGTCCGTCACCCACCTGTTCCGCGATCTCGCCCTGCAACTCGAATTCGGCTGGCGCCTGCAGCCTTGGGAGCAGGGGCGTGGTGAAGGTAGGGCGATGTATGTGTTCAGCGTCAGGCTAACCGCATTCAATCCATGATCGACGAACGCCAATCTTCAGAGCTTACCGGTGGCGGCGACACGCTGTTGCACTTCCATCTGGCAGACCGGGCTACACCGCGCCAAATACAAAACTTGGAGCGCATCGCCGCCCCATCCACTACATATTTGGTTTTGCCAGATGACGACTACGTTTTTGCCGCTGCCAGTGCCCCCTATACGATTACATTGCCCGTAGCTACAAACGGTCGTGTATTGACCATAGTCCGGACATCTGGTACATCCACCATTACCGTGGCCCGTTCCGGTACCGATACGATAAATGGCGCATCTTCCGTGAATATTACAACGTCCTACGCTCCGTTGTGTCTAAAGGCGGTTCCGGGGGTTGGATACATTCAGGCGAGTGGGACGGTGGCTATTACTCCAGATGCGTTTTCCGTACATCGGAATGGCGCTGACCAAACTGGTGTCCAAACTGAAACCTGGACGAAATTCATCCCGACTACGGAAGAATTCGATGTACACAGTTGTTACGATTTGACAACAGATAACAGGTTTGAGGCTCTTCGTGCCGGCCCGCATATGTTTACTGGTGCTACGCGTTGTGTGAATCCGATTGACGGAATGACGGTCGCCATTGCGTTTTATGTAAATGGTGTAGCAAAAAGAATATTTTGGACTCGCGCTGACTACTCAGGGACACATGGCGGTTGGGCTAACGGCACTTGTATTCTCAATCTTGCAATTAACGATTACGTCGAAATGTATCTGTATCACAGCAGAGGAACAAATGAAGATTTCGCAGGTGTCGCCACAGATACCTTTTTCAGCGGATCCTCTTTGTGACACTATCATGGCCGCGAAACCCGGGCAATGTGACGACAAACACGGCGAGGTCATGGCCTTGGTCGACGAGCGCATCCGTGCATGCAAAACATCCGTCACCGACGACATCCATGAGATTCGCGTCTTTGTCGATGAGGTACGCGACGCCTTCGTGAAAGATGACCAAGGCAACCCGGACTTCTTCGGTCATTAC